ATACAGTAGAAAAAATATATAATTGGGAAAATAATTTTAAAAATTATAAGGTTACTTATGATGATGGTAAAATATCATTTGTACCAAATAACGAAGCAAACACAGATTACCAAGAAATTCAAGAATGGGCCGCGATCGACGGCAATAACATCACTGACCCCGGAGCATAGACCATGCTCTTCGGAACAGCTTCATTTGCCGAAACACCCATATCATCATTAACTACTGATGGTAACGTTACAGTAGTAGCACAAAAAAATAGATTAACTGCAACAATTGGTCCAATAAGTATAACAGCAACTGCAGTCACAGAAGATCCAGACCCAACTAAATTAACATTGGGTACAGGAACTGTTACTCTTTCTGGTACAGCTAATGTTACAGGATTAAAATTACCTTTAGTTTTAGGTACTGGAAATGTTACTGTTTCCGGAACAGCTAATGTTGCATCTGTTGGAAACGCGTTGACTATTAAGACTGGAACTGTTACAATAACAGGTACAGCTAATGTAACGAACCTTAAAGTTCCATTAACNCTAGCAACAGGAAANGCAGGAGTTATAACTTGGAATGAAATTATACCAGGAGCAACAATGGTNTGGACACCAATAAAACCTTATTAATATGGCATCAACTTNTTCAACAGATTTATCATTAGAACTAGTAGCAACCGGTGAAAAAGCTGGTNTATGGGGTGCAATTACTAATACTAATTTACAAATATTACAAGCCGCAGCATCAGGTTATGTAGAAGTGGCAATGACATCAGGTTCTGATGTTACATTAAGTTTAGCTGACGGATCGGCAACCGCGAATGGTAAGAATATATATTTAAAATTAACTGGCACAATGACTGCTAACATTAGTTTAATTATACCTGCATCAACAACAGGTGGTGCAGCAACTAGAATCTATATTATAGAAGATGCAACAGATAGAACTACAGCAAATAAATACACATTAAATATTAAAACAGCTGGATCATCGAGTCCAGTTCCAGTNCCNGTAGGATCAACATTAATAGTAAGATCAGANGGTACAAATACAGCGTTAGCTTTAAGACAAGAAGGACATTTAGCAATTAACTCATCTTCTATTACAGCTTATACTGCTGTAAGTGGTGATGTATTATTAATAGATACACAAAATAACGCTGTTACAATTACACTACCAGCTTCACCTAGCGCTGGCGATGTGGTTACTATTATGGATGCTTCAGCTGCTGGGGGATTTGGTTCTAATAATGTTACAGTAAATAGAAACAGTCAACCTATTAGAGGCGCTGCTTCTAATTTAACTTTAAGCACTAATAATCAATCGATTAAACTTTACTACACTAACGCAACCAAAGGTTGGCAATACGTATACAACCAAACTACATAGGAGTAACAGATGCTTACGAAAATTAAGTTTGCTCCTGGAATTGACAAACAAGATACTGCTGTTGGAGCAGAGGGTCGTTGGGTAGATTCAGACAATGTAAGATTTAGATATGGCCTACCAGAAAAAATAGGTGGTTGGCAATCTCTTTTAACAGACACTATTGTAGGCGTAGCCAGAAAACAACATGCTTTTGTTGATAAAGAAGGTAACCGTTATGTTGCAATTGGAACAGATAAATTTTTACTTTTATACTTTGAAGGACAACTACACGACATTACTCCTGTAAAAGCTACAATTTCAAGTGTGGTAATGTCTGCTCAAGATGCAACACAAGAAGTATCTCTAACATTTTCATCTAATCACAATTTACAATCAGGTGATATTATTTTATTAGATAACGTAACTGTGCCTGCTGGTATTGGTTTAACTGATGCTGCTTTTGAAGATAAACTATTTCAAGTAACAAGAGTTACTTCATCATTAGTTGCAATTGTAACTGGAACGCAAACTACAACAGGTGCTGCAGGTGGTGGTGCATGTAATGTAATTCCTTATGAACCTGTTGGTCCTGCCGCACAATCTTATGGTTATGGTTTTGGTATTGGTCAATATGGAGGAACTGTTCAAGGTTCTGTTACAACAACTTTAAATGGTGCTTTACTTGCAGACACAAACGGTACAGGTGGATCGGGAACCGTTATTAATGTTACATCAAACACAGGTTTTCCAACTGCAGGAACTATAGCAGTTGATAATGAATTAATTACTTACACAGGAAAAGGTACAAATACTTTAACAGGTATTACTAGAGGAGCTTTTGGAACTGCAACTACCGGTACTTCAAATGGTCAAGCTCATTTAAATGGCGCAACAGTTACGGATGCTACTGAATGGGGAGGATGGGGTGATGCAGTTGATGCAGGTACAATTACATTAGAACCAGGACTTTGGTCTTTAAGTAATTTTGGTGATGTATTAGTTGCAACTATTGCAAATGGTAAAACATTTACATGGAACTCTGACATTGCAGCAAGATTAACTACGAGAGCATCAACATCAACTTCTAGTTTTGAAACTACAAATAATCCAACAGCAACAAGAGTAACTTTAATTTCACCTACAACACGTCACTTAATTCATCTTGGAACCGAAACAACTATTGGAGATCCAACTACACAAGATGATATGTTTATAAGATTTTCTACAAATGAAAAAATAAATGAATACACACCCGAAGCAACTAACACTGCAGGTACACAAAGATTACAAGATGGTACAAAAATTGTAGGTGGTTTAGTGGCAAAAGAAAATATTCTAGTATGGACTGACAACGCATTATATACAATGAAATTTGTAGGTGCACCTTTTACATTTGGGTTTGAACAAGTTGGTACTAACTGTGGATTAATTGGTAAAAATGCAGCTATTGAAATTGATGGTGTTGCATACTGGATGGGTAATAATGGTTTTTTCTCATTTGATGGTACAGTAAATACATTACCTTGTTCAGTTGAAGATTATATTTATGATGATGTTGATACAACTAAAGGACAACAAGTTTGTGCAGGCATTAATAACCTTTTTACCGAAGTAACTTGGTGGTATCCAACAGCAGGATCAGATTTTAATAATAGATATGTAGTTTATAACTATGGTCAAAATAATGCACAACTACCTATGGGTAATTGGTACACAGGAACAAATACAAATTCTATTAGAACAACTTGGATTGACTCATTAGTATACCCAAAACCTTATGCTACAGCTTACAATAATTCAAACAATGGTACTTTTCCAGAAGTTTTAGGTCAGAGTGGTTTAGGACAAAGTGTATTTTTTGAACATGAAACAGGAACCGATCAAATTAATCCAGACGGAAGTACTACTGTTTTAACATCTTTTATAGAGTCTTTTAGCTTTTCTTTACAAAAAGATCAAAGTGAAGTATTTCTAGCCATGAGAAGATTTTTACCAAACTTTAAAACTTTAGTAGGCAATAACCAAGTGACTATATCAGTAAAAGATTTTCCTGCAGATAATTCTGTTACAAGCTCATTGAGTCCTTTTACCATTACATCAAGCACAACAAAAGTTGACACACGAGCACGAGGACGTTATGCAAGTATTAAAGTAGAAAATACAGGTGCTGGTGAATCGTGGAGATTTGGTACGTTTCAAGTAGACTTACAACCAGACGGAAGAAGAGGATAATGACAAAAGTAGTAGTAAGATTACCAGAACCTAAAAAAGAATATAGTGAGGATAACCAAAGACAAATTAACAAAGCATTAACTAATATTATTGAACAATTAAACTCAACATATTTAACACAACAAAAAGAAGACCAGGAAAGATTTACCTGGTTAGGATTAGGATAATGGCAAATATATACAAAAATGATAAAGTAAGTTTAACTAACACAGATATTACAACTTTATATACCGTGCCAAGTAATTCACGTGCTATTGTAAAATCTATTTTAGTCGCAGAAGATGCGGGCAGTGCAGCGGTAGTTAAGGCAACATTAACAAATTCAACAGGAACAGCTTTTGTAATTGATAATAATGTAAGTTTAAGTGCTAATGAAAAAGAACAAATTTTAACTGAACCTTTAATTATGACAGAAAGTGAGATATTAAAAGTTCAGGCAACTAGCGGTGCGGTAGATGTAATTGCATCAATATTAGAAATAAACAGGGAGGATAGATAATGTCATTTGTAGAACAAGAAGAATCGTTTGAAAAACAAATTATCGATGGCGTTGAAGTAACAGTATATAGACCTAGAGTTGAGATTACTGTAAAACATATGACAACAGGCCAAGAATATGGATCAGACGAGGAAGCAAGACAAGATATAGATGACCCTAATACAGACACCAAAGAAGAAGACATATCTAGAAGTGTTCATATTAAGGTACAAAGCATACCATTAGGTGGCAAAACTAATATATTTTAAGGACGTTGACGAATGGTTAAAAACCTAGTAAATTGTGTGATACTCGCCTATTTACAAGTGTTGCGTACTTGCTTTAACATTAACAATATAAAAAAAAACTATGGGATTTTTCGATAAATTTATACCTAAAGAAATAAAAAAACCAGTTGATGAACTATTAGATTTTGGTTCAAGTGTTGTTGAAAAAGGTATAACTAAACCTTTTGCCTCGATAAGTGATAAACTTATACCAAACGAATTAAGATTTTTAGCACCATACGCAGCTGGTATTGGTACACTAATGTTACCACCAGGAATGAATTATATGGCAAGAGCAGCTCTTGCTTCATTAATGAATGCCGGTGGACAGATTGCAGCTGATGAAAGTGCAACAGGAGAATTATCAGATTTAAATAAACTATCAATGGCAATAGCCGGTGGACTTGGAGC